TAGAGCGCGAACTTATTCTTCGCCTGGCCGCTCTCCAGGACCTCCAGGTACATATTCAGGCAGCGCTGCGCGTCGGCATTGACCGAGAGCGAGGTATATGAGGGGCCAATGAAGCCGGGGAGAATCATAGGCTAGAGCATGTCTCCCGTCAACCGATTGAACGCTCCAGCGCGCGAGGAGCCGAACGGCATCACACCGGCGTCGCACTCCATCAACGGAGTCTGGTCATTCAGCCGTTGAATCATCGCCAGGGATTCCGAGGCCAGGGCCACCACGTCCTGGCGCAGGGGCTTCTGCCATTCCGAGGAGAGCCGCACGGCCAGGTTGTAGGCCACCGCGTCGAGATACCCCGGCGGCATGTCGAAGGTCTGGGAGCCGGAGCTGAAACTCCCCGCCAGCGCTTGGAAGGTGAATAGCTCGAGCTGGTAGGCCAGCGTCGGCATGGGCCAGAGGTACAGCGTGCCCAATGGGTACGTTGGATCGTAGAAAAGCTGAATGGGAATGACGGATTGAACCGTTTGCAGCTTGATGGCCGCCCATCCCTGGGAGTTGAGAATCTGAAGCGGCTTGCGCAGCGGCTGCTGTGGATTGGACAGGATGATGAGGTTCGCCCGATCGATCCTCACCGGCCGAGCCGCCGTGAAGTCGCCCGAGGAAGGGCCAATCGTGTAGCTCTGCTTGCTGGGCGTCAGATCGTACTGCGCGATGAAGACGGTGAACAGGTTCAACTCGTCGGTGGCCCAGCCCTCGAGCATGGCGTTGAGCACCACCAGCGCGTCGATTATGTCGGAAGTGGAAGGCTGGAAGCCGCGGCGCAGCACGCCGATCATGCGGAAGGAGCGGCGCAGGAGGTCGTTGATGGTTATCTGCATGGTCGAATGTCTCGCTGGCGGTTGAATCGAGCCACGACAGCCTGACGGACCGGGCTCTCCTGGAATCGGACCGGACACCAGCCTCGGTGCCGGGCGTCTTGACCGCACTCGCAGCGCCGCGGCCCGAGCGTGCGCGCGATTTTCCTTGCCGTCATCTGAGCTATTCCGGCAATTCGAGCCGCCTGCCTGATGCTCCGCCCGGCCAGCAGAACAGTCTTCGCTGCCACCAACTTTTCATCGGCGAGATACATGCCGGGGAGGAGATACCTCCGTTTTTCATTGACTGTCCTCAGACAGATATTGCACAGCAGTCGCTGGTGCCCGCGCCGGTCCTTGCCCGCCTTCACCAGGCCGCCGTTCCCGCAGGATGGGCAGAGCGGCGCGTACTGATATTGGCTGGGCCGCTGCGCTACGGGGACGATCCATTCGCCATCGCGCATCAAAACGCGCGGAGCCTTTGGCCCATCTCTTAGCTCGACGAGCGGGTTGGAGATCATGCGGCGGCGTTCTTGCGAATACGCGCGAGTGCGGCCAGCTCGCGCAGGGTGAGAGCCTTCTCCAGCGGGGCCGCAGCTAGGGGCGGCCGTAGGGGTCCTCGCAGTAGCCGGGGTGCCGAGAAGGCCGCCAGGGCGGTCTGGTAGCGATCCATCCGGTGTGCCAGGTCGGCGGTCATGGAGCACCTCTACTGCTGCTGCTGAGGTGGCGGCCCCTGGGGCGCCGGTGGAAGTGGAGGCCGGGCCGGCGTTTCTGTGGCCACCGCCAAGTTGATGGCCCGAAGCTCCTGCTTGGCCCCGGCGGCGATTTGCGCCACCGTGGGATCGAGTGGCCGGTTGAATGCTGGCGCCAGGTCTACCGCCAGGTTGAAGATGAGCGCCTTGGCATAGCCCGGCGGAAAACTCAGCGTGTCCCCCAGCGCGAGCGTATCGATCAATTGCGCCCAGACGAGCAAGTAGACGGTGGAGTTGGCGTCGGTGGGAATTGGCCAGAAACTCAGCGAGGTCCACCCGCTGGCGTCGTAGGAATTGTCGTTGTAGAGAAGGGTAGGGAGAATGTCGGTCATGCTGGGGGAGAGGATCTTGCCCCAGGTGGCGGCGTCCACCACGGTGAGCGCCGTTCTTAGGGACGCGCGCAGGATGCTGGCGCTCTCGATGCGCACCGGTCGCGGGCTATTGAACTCCGCCAGCTTGCCCATTTTGTACGACTGCTTGGCCGGGGTCAGGGCGCTCGTGAACTCCGTGAGCGTGAAGACGTGCAGCCCCTGGACGTTCCAATTCTCCAGCAGGGTGTTGAGTATCGCAAGCGCGTAGGCGGAGTCCGCTGTCGAAGGCGTATAGCCGGGTCTCTGGACGCCGAGGAGGGTGAGGGCTTCGTTGATGAGATCGGAGGCTAGCATGGGGATTTCCTACTGCTGCGGAATAGGGGGCGCCGGCGCCGGACCGGGAGGCCCGGGTTGCATTGGCGGCCGGGCTTCCAGTTCCGCGGCCACGGCCGCATTGATGGCGCGCAACTCTTGCTTCGAGGCCGCGGCGATCTGCGCCACGGTCGGGGTTATGGGGCGCCCGAAGGCGTCGGCCAGGTCCACCGCCAAGTTGTACTCGATGGCCTTGAGATAGCCCGGCGGGAAGCTCACGGTATCGCCGATGGCAAAGCCATCGCCCAACTGGGCCCACACGAACAGGTCCGCGGTGCAATTGTTGTCGTTGGGGATGGGCAAAAAACTGAGCGACGTGCAGCCGCCGATGTCAAAGCTGTTGTCGTTGTAGAGCAGTTGGGGCAGGATGTCCGCTGCGCTGCGTGAAAGCAGGGAGGCCCACTCCCGCGCGCTGAGCAGCTTCAGAGGCGTGTAGACACCCCCGCGGATGATGTTGGCGCTCTCGATGCGCACGGGCCGCGCCGTCGGGAAGTCGCCCGCTGTCCCCATCGTGTATTTCTGCTGCGACGCCGTGAGTGCGTGCTGGTAATTCGCCAAGGTGAAGACGTGCAGCCCCTGGACGTTCCAGTTCTCCAGAAGGGTATTGAGCATGTGGAGCGCGTAGGTCTGGTCCGGAGCCGAGGGCGTCGACCCTGGTCTCATCACGCCTAGAATGGTCAACACGTCGTTGATGATGTCGGAGGCGAGCATGGGGTGGTTTTCCTGCTACTGCTGCGGATTCGGTGGCGCCACCGGCGCCGGCGGAGGCTGTAAGGGCGGCCGGGCTTCGGTTTCCGTGGCCACGGCGATATTGATGGCGCGGAGTTGTTGCAGGGCGAGAGCGGCGCTTTGCGCCACCGTGGGATCGAGCGGCCGGCCGAATGCCGGCGCCAGATCCACCGCCAGATTGTATTGGATGGCTTTGAGATACCCCGGCGGGAAACTCACTGTGTCGCCCAGGGCGAAGCCGTCGCCCAACTGCGCCCAGACGAACAGATCAGCGGTAGAGGCACCATCGTTCGGAATTGGCCAAAATCTGAGCGTGGTGCAGCCGTTGGCGTCGAACGAGTTGTCGTTATACAGAACGGTTTGCAGAGCGTCTGAGGCGCTGCGGGAGAGGATCGCCGCCCATCCGGCGGCATCCACCATCCTGAGCGGTCTGGTGACCCCCGCGCGCAGCGTATTGGCGCGCTCGATGCGCACGGGCCGGGTGGTGTTGAAATCCCCGTTCGGCCCCATCGTGTACGCCTGCTTCGCCGTGGTGAGGACGTTCTGAAAGTTGGTGATGGTGAAGATTTGCAGGCCCTGGACGTTCCAGTTCTCGAGAAGGGTATTGAGGACCGCGAGGGCGTAGGTGTAGTCCTCGGTGGCCGGCGTTTCACCCGCCGCCAGCACGCCCAGGATGGTCAGGGCGGTGTTGATAATGTCCGATGCCAACATGGGCTACTTCCTCTTTTTGGGCTTGGCCGCGGGCGGCTGTAGATCGGCGATCTGCTCGTCGCGGTCGGCCAGGTCCTCGCGCGACTGTTGCTCCATGTTGGCGAGCTCCTGGGTGGTCTCCGCGTGGGCCGCCACCTCTTCGTTGAGTGCCGTCAGGAGCCGCTCGTTCTGCTCATCGGTCTTCTGCTGCGTGCCCGCCGGCTGTGGCGGAAACGGTGTCGGGGACCACTCCTCGCCGAGACCGTCCGCCTGTTCCTGGCTGTGGACGAGCATACTGCGCCCGTCCGGGTGGTAGCGCGCCGCAGGGAATGGCCGGAACACGTAGGGCAGGCTGGTGATATGCTTCACCGGGGGTACGCTTTTGGCGCGGGGATAGTTGGACTGTTGTTCGGACATGGGTTGATTGGTCTCCTGGGTTAGGGGGTGATGGTGTAGACCGCCGTGTCCACCGCGCTGGGTTTCCACAGCGGCGAATTGCAGCCGACGACCTTCAGCGTTGTAGTGACGCTGATGTCGAAGGCGCCACTGTAGGCCGTGCCGGTGGAGGGGCAGGCTGGCGTGCCGCCGTCCACGGTGTAGAGAATCGAACTGGAATGCGTGGCGGATAGCGTCACGCTCTGCGTACTGGCGTAGGTCCCCGCGCCTGGGGAATCGACCGGCGTGGCCACCGTTCCCAGCAGCATGGCCGGCCCCGTGCCGTTGAGGCTCTGCCCAAACAGGTAGAGGACCGAGGCGAGCAGAAGTATTAGCGGTCTCACCGCGTGACCCTCCAGTTCAAGGTCACCGCGCCAGGCGTAACGGCCGATGACTGATCCTTATTGCACACGTCGAAATTCACGTAGCCGGTCGTCGGGAAAGCCACGATCGTCAGAGTGTCGCCTGGCCTGTAGCCGGTCACACCCTTGATCGTCACGTTCGGCGTGAACTCAATCACGTCGGTGGCCACGACGTTGGCAGACCCTACTGAATTGACTGAGCCAGGGGTGACCGCTTGGCAGGCATTCGCGGAAATCTGGCTGACCGCCAAGGCCAGCGCCCCGCTGTCGATGGTCTTTGCGAGCGTCGCGGTGGACGGGATACTGGTCCCATTCAGGCTCGTCTCGCACCCGCCAACTTGCGGATTGAGCAACTGGAAATTCGTGCCGTCATAAGTCAGGACGGCCACAGCAGCGGTGTTGATGTCGTTCTGCACCAGCGCCGTCGTCCCGCACTTCTTGATGGTCTTCGGGCCGCCAGCGATGCTGTTTACAGCGAGTGTGGGATCAGCGCCGGAATTGGCGTATCCCGAGAGCATCCGCACCGTCAAGCCGGCAGTGTACGCGGTAGCTGGCGGGGCCAGCGTCACCGTCATCGCTGTGACCGAACCGCTCCCCACTGCGTATTCCGTGGAGTTCAGGTCGCTAAGACTTTTGAGGGTCGGATCACTGGAGGTGACCGCGGCCAAAAGTTGGTTCGTGGTCCCCGGCCCGACTCCTCCGATGGCCGCGGCCGCCGCGCCGTTGATGGCTACTGAATGCTGCGTAGCACCGTTGTTCACGTTGCAGGTCGAGCCAAGCGCGCAGGTCTGGCCATTCGGAGTGGTGGCCGCCCCAGACAGCGCTGGGGCGTTTCCTACAGCTTGAATTTCCCAATAGGTTCCATCGAACGTCAGCGCGACCGGGATGGCAAGCAGATCATTGGCGGCAAGCACGCTTGCGCCCTGCCACTTGCGGACGTGATAGGGGCTGCTGGAATTGGCGTTGACCGTGACATCCCCGGTATTCGGCGTGCTTGCGGTAAGCAGGATTGAGTCACCCGCGGCTGGGACGAACGTCGGAGAAGTCGTGCAGGTCTGCGCCGTGCCGGTGCCTGAACCGGCGCAGGCGAGCGGGCCAACCAGATCATGCGCCGTGGCGTCGGTGATCGCACCGGTGCTGGTGGTGTTCTTGACGATTCCGGTTCCTAAAGTGCCCCAGTGCTGAGCCGCGCTGCCCAGAGTGAGGGTGACGGAGTTTGCCACTCCAGTACCGCCGTTCGCAGCCGCGATGATTCCGCTCACACACGGGCCGGCCTGGGGATTGAGCAACTGAAACTGGGTGCCGTCGTAAGTTGCCACCGCCACCGCCGTGGTGGTCAGATCACTGGCAACCAAGGCCGTGGCGCCGCATTTCGTGATGGCCGTAGCGGTAAGACCGTTGACGGCCAAAGTCGGAGCGGCGCCGCTGTTCGCTGCGACCGGCAGCCAGCGAACCGTTAGACCCGCGGTAAGCGCGGTCGCGGCCGGAGCCAGCGTGACAGTCTGAGCTTGCGCTATGCCGCCGCCCACCACGTAGAGGGTGTGTTCCAGATCGCCCAGGCTCTTGCCGGACGGATCCGCCGAGGTATTGCCAGCAACGATGTCGTTGTTGGGAATCGTGACGCCCTTGACATCGGTGGCCGTGGTCCAGACGGGGAGCTGGTGAATGGTCGGTGTGCCGCTGGCCGTGACGCTGCCGCCGCCGCTGATGGCGTTGCCGGTGACATCGTGGACTTCCCAGGCTTGGCTGTTCAACGTGGCGAAGCCGTTGGCGCCGATGGTCACGCCGGGCATCACCTGGTAAGTCGCCGTGGCCGCCGAGCCGTTGATCGCCAGCGTCACGCCCGACACCGCGCTGGCGGAAGTGTTCGCCAGGGTAATTAGGCTGATGAAGGCCGTGGTGTCGGGAGGCGCGGTGTAAAGAATGGCGTTGGCCGTGGTCAGTAGTCCTTGAGCCAGCACGCCGTAACTCGGCACGCCCTGGGTTTGGGCATTACCGAAGATCGTATAGGACACAACCGACGTTGTGCCTGCGAGGCCCTGAATGGTGCTCTGGGACGCCAGGGGGATGGTCCCCACGTTCTGGGCATTCTGGGCTACAAGCAGGGGGAGGGTGAGGAGGATTGCAACGAGAAATCGTTTCATGGTTTGAACCTTTCGAGGAGAAAGACGGGGGCGATCAGAAAAAGAGACCGCCCCCAATTCACAAGGATGGTCGATTAGTCGATCACCAGGTACGCGGTGATGTTGGCTAGGGCTTCGCTGCTCGAGTGCGTGGCGAAACCAATCCCTAGCACGTCGCCGGCGACGAAGGTTTGGACGTGGGTGCTGTCGGAGCAGCTTGTCCCGGTGCCCACCGTACACGTCATGGTCGTGGACGAGCCGTTCTTATATAGGGTGAATACGCCCGAGGTGGTGGCGTCGCTCCCAGCCGTACCGGCAGCGATAGACATCAGGCGGACGGTCCCGGTGTGATTCATGACCGGGCCCAGGGTATCGGCGGCCTGGGTGCAGGCCAGCGCGGCGAACTGCCCTAGCCCAAACAGGCCGAGGTTGGATGCCGAAGCAGTTGCCGTGCCGGAGCAGGAGCCTTCCAGCCTGGTATTGATGTTGCTCCACATCCCCGCGCAGTCCATAATCTGGCCCGTGGCGATGTTCGGCCGCGGCAGATTCGGCTGTAAGGAGGCGGTACAGGCGCCGGCGAGGATCGGCCCCAGGTCGAAGTAGTTCGGAGGTCCGATCCAAACCACGGCGCCGGAGACGTGTCCGGTACGCGCGCTGCCGCGGCCCACGCCGCGGCGAACGCGCCAGACACTCGTCGAGCCGATCTGGGTGAGGATCTCTTCGTACTCCCGGTCAACGAAGATCCCGGTGGCGACCTGGGTCCCGTCGTAGGCGTAGACGCCCGTCGAGCTGGTGAGAGAGATGGTCTGGTCGGTCACGCCTTGCGCGGCGGCCAGGGTGGTCTGCGTGGTGGTGGCCTGCCCGAAGCAAAGCGCAGCCAGCAGAAGGAAGGTGAGAGAGATTCTGGTAAAGGTTTTCATGGTAATGGTTTTCCTCTCAATGGATGTGCATGGTCGCTCTACGAGCAGACGCGGCACCCCCACTCGGGACGCGGCGCCACCCAGCCGAACATGATGTCGCAGCGGGTCGCAAAGACGTCGTTCACAATGTCGTACTGGGAGACGCAGCGGATCGAGATCCCGGTGTCGGGATCGGTCTGCCGCGCCTTCCATTCGACGGCCTTGGGGAGATCCAGCGGCACGCAAGCCCAGGCATACGCTTCCCGATGGAAACTCATGCCCTGCGGGCTCACATAGCTGGCGGTGCCGAACGGGTAGACTTGCACCCCGTCCCCCGGCGAGGCGTCGCACGTCTTGTAGGGGCCGGAAGTGATGATGGACGGATAGATCGGCACGACCGCCAGGGCGCTGCCGTCCGAATTGACATCGGCGGTCACAACGAACTGCCGGCCGCCTGCCAGCGCATCTCCGGACACCGGGTTCACGGCGTGGACCAACGTGCCGCTGGCACCGAGGACGATGATATCGCCCGCTTTGAAAATGCCGGTCGCGCTGGTGCCGCAAGCTTTGAGGTTGAGGCTGGCGCCGAGTTGGCCGGCGCCATTCACCAGCGGGGCGGCGGGGAAAGCGCCGAGCGTGTGGGTGCGGAGGTTCTGCGCGCGCAGCCAGGTGAAGCCGGCGCCCTTGCCCATGTATCCCTTGATGTACTGCTCGGAGATCTGGGCGGAGGACTGGAATAGGCCCTTCAAGGCGTCGATGATGTAGGTGTTCATGTTGGGCGTGATAACCATGTACACTTCGTCATCGACGGGGGCCGCATTGTTGTCCAGGGCTTCCAGCGCGCTCAGGTAGACGGCGAAGGCCGTCGTGCTCTGAGGGGGCGTGGCGGGGGTGCCCACGGAATTGGGGGTCGCCCGGTAGCACACGTTCAAGCCGTGGATTTCCGCGGCGTTGGCCAGGGCGACGGCCGCGCTGTTGACGTAGCGGTCGCCGAAGCGGTCGATGGTAAGCGTTTCCTCCCGCGAGGTGAACGAGAAGCCCGTATGCTTCTGGGTGTCCACCACCAGAGGGACCTTGTTTTCGGTAACATCCTGGATGACCAGGACGGCGCCGTCGGTCGCCAGGAACTTGACCGGCACGCGCAGGTTGAGGGTGTCGCCGATTTTGGCGCCCTTGTTGGCGAAGTGCTCACGGTAGTCTTCGTGGTGAGCCACCTTCGCAAAGCCGAGGTTGTTCTCGAAGCGCCGCAGGAGTTCGTTGGTGATGACCTGCGGCGTCAGAAGTACGTTAGCCACGTTATTTCCTTTTGAGTTGCGCCTCGCGCGCCCTCTGCCACTTCTTGTAGTCGCTGGCACTCGCCTCGTCATGCACATCGAATGCGGGCGTGGCTCCGCTGGAGCGGAGCGTGGTCGGGGGCTTACTGGCGCTCGAAACTTGCTTCCCCTGGGGTCTCGGAGGCTGAGCGGAAGATGTGGCGGGAGTTTTGGCGGGAGCTTTGCCGGGAGGCGGCAGCTTGGCTTTGATGGCGCCCAGCGCCACGCCGGCGCGCGCCAGAGCGGCCCGCCATTGCTCCTCGTTAGTGGCGAGGGTCGATCTGGCGATCTGCTCCGACTCCTCGGGATGCTGCCCGAGGTAGTAAGCCAGCGCGGTGCCCGTTTCCGGGTCCATGCGCATGACCGCTTCCATGGCAGTGGAGATCTTGCACTCGTCGGTCACGACTTCATTGAAATCGGGATACCGCGAGGCTTGGCGATTCCATTCGTCCTGGGCGGCGGCTTTCTGGCGCTCCTGCTCCTGCTGGGCCTGCTGGCGGGCCAGCTCGGCCTTCTGTTCGGCGAGGCGCTGTTCCAGTACCTGTTCGTGGTACTGGTCCTTGGCCGCCTCGTACTCCTCGAAGGTTTCAAAGTCGGCGAGCTTGGGCGCCACCAGCTTGGTGGTCGCCGCCGGAGGCGCGGCGGGTGGTGCTGCCGTCTCCGTGGTTTCCTCGTCGATCGCGTCGCCTTTGAGCTCCTTCAACTCCTCTTCGAGTTGCGTAATTTTAGCTGTGAGCTTGTGGAAGCGGCGCGAGATACCCTTCTTCTCCTTGTCTTCCGGAGTTTCCTCCGTTACTTCCGCGGTTTCCAAAGCCGCGGCGGTTTCAGCGGCCTGAGCTTCCTCAGTCGCTTCGGATGTCGGCTGCGCAGCATCGCCCGCCGCGGGCGGTTCGCCCGAGTCCTGCGAGTCGCGGAATGCCTGGAAGGCTTCGAAATCGTCTTCCGGGATCTGCGGCTCTGCGGTTTCGGTTGCTGCGGAATCTTGAACGTCTGTCCGTGGCATGGATTGCTCCTATGGATAAGCGCGGCGTATAAGCCCACCGCTGGGCGTGGATTGGTCTTCCTCGAACGGGGCCGGGATGATGGCGAGCCGGAAAGACCTGCTGGCTCGCCCGCGCTCCCCGTGCGTTAAACTTGTGGCTGTCCTGCTATAATGTGCCTGTGTTTACCGCCCCGCTCCGCAGTTTCGCTACCGGCGCACGGGTGACCAAACCAAGCGCAATCCCGTTCGATTTCGCGTATGGGCGCACGGGAACGGTCGTCCGCGAAAGTGTCACCGATGAGGAGGTCCGGGACAAGGACTGCTTGGGCGTCGTCTGGGACGGCAGTAACCGAGCCTACGAATATTCGCCGGAAACCGAGTTCGCTCCCGCGGTCGTCGCGCCCGTCAGCTAAACTTGTGGCTGCATGGACTATCCGATTGATCCGATTAGCTCGTTACTGCTGCCTGTGGACCAGCCGGTGGTGCTCCCTGCGGAGTTGCCGGCGCTCCCTGCGGGGCCGGAGGCTGCGGCGGCTGCTGAGCCTGTTGAGCCTGCTGCATCTCCTGCTGAATACTGATAAGGGTGTCGAGCAGTTGCGCGCGGCGATTCAACCCCGCCATTACGGCGTCATGGTCGAGTTGGGCGGCCTGCTGGGCCTCGGCGGATTTACCGGCCATCTCGGCGGCCATGATCCGCGCGATGTTGTTCTCTGTGGCGATGCGCTCTTGGGATTCCAGTTTCAACGCCTGCGTGCTCAACAGTTGGGCGAGTTTCTGTACCTGCCCATTCAAAACCTGAATCACCTGCTGGCTCTGGGCGAGCTGCGCCTGAACTTGCGGCGGAACTTCCGGCTGGTTCTCGTCTGTGACCAGGTTGGGCGGAAGCGTTTTCTTCCAGCGCTTCGCCAGAAGATCAGCGCCTGGTACGTCCGAGTTCTCCCAGATGATGTCCCCGCCGATCTGCATCACCTGCGGGTTGTTCTGGGCAAGTTGCGTCAAGAGTTCGAAGGCTTCCTGCCGCTGGGTGGTGTACGACGGCCCGGTGGTGATCGTCACGTCGTAGCGGCCCACATCCAGCTTGTGGTGTTTGACCTTGCCGTCTTCGTCTTTATAGGGCGCGTTCACTTTGATAACGCGCTGCTTTTCGTCGTCGCCGATGATCCGCACTTCGCGCGCGGTGTCGTAGGTCTTCGGAATCAGATCCAGTAGAATTCGACCCGCTTGCTTCTGCGCGCGCGCCAAGTTGTCGATGAAGTGGAAGTTCGAGACATCGCCCTGCTTCTGAAGCCGGTTGATGGCGATACCGGAAGAATCACCCCTTTGTTCGCCAAGCGACGGATCGAAATAGCCGGTCGCGGCCTTGATATCGTCGGCGGTCGAGAGCGAGCCGATATTAAGGGCCTGCACCGGCGGATCGAAGGTGACCCACTGCGGCGCCGGAGCGATCTTGTCGCCCACCGCCACTGGATCATATTCCAGGTACGCGGCGTTATCGCTGTTGGCTCTCTGCCAGTCCCGCTTCTTGGTCTTGAACTGGCCCACGGCTCCAACCCATTTGGGCTTCGGCGCCAGGCTGATGGTCTCAGCCTCCATGGTTTTGTAGAAGTTGTGAAGCTGCTGCGGGTCTCTGGCAAACCTCACCAGGCTGAAGAGGCAGCGCTTGCCCTTGACGATGAGCTCCTTGCCCCACACCGGCACGATAGGGATCCACTTGCCATCCCACGGGTTTGTTTCGAGCACTTCCGCGCCGTTGATGATGTACTGCGTGACGTGGCGCTCCTGAACCTCGCGCTCCTGCGGCTGTCCGTCGTCATCCGTGACAAAATCGACACCATTGTCGTCACCTTCGATTTCATCGGTGTAGATCGGGTGAATGGTGCCATCCTCATACCGCTGGAGGCGCAGCGTGCGCTTCTTCAACTCTACTTCCCAGTATTCGGCGATGCGAACGTCTTCGCCGTCGATCCACCCTTCCTCAGCCAACTCGGTCTGGAAATCCTCCGATAAAACGTTCGGCTCTTTGCCGAATCGCAACTTGAAGCAGTCCTTCGACATCTTGTCGATGACGAAGGCCCACATCATGTCGCTGCGGTCGGGCTTGCGCGCGTCCGTGTCGAGGTAGACCGTGAACGGATCGTCCACCCGAACGGTTTTGATGTCCTGGTCGAAACTCTCCTCCG